ATAAGATCGCAGAAACTTTCCCAAAGGAGGAGGAACAAGATGGATGAGAAGCAAGTTCTAATTGCCATTCCTGTTCACAAGTTTGATGTTGAGGTTGCAAAGTATTTGTCTCTTGCTGTTGCATCCGTTGAAAATCAAAACATTGGTGGAATAAGTTGCATAATTGTTTGTCCAAATGGCATAGTTGATTCATTGAAAGACTCATTTGATGGTGTTGAGATTGTTGGTCATGATGGCGACACTGGCTTTGAAAGTCAGGTAAATGTCGCGTTTGAACACGCAATCTCAAATAACTACGTGTGGGTTGGTATTCTTGAATTTGACGATTCTTATGATCCAAAATATGTTGAAACTCTGCTAAGACATGCAAACCACAAAAATGTGTCGTATATTGCTCCATTTTCTCTTTATGTTGATGAAGAAAGTAAATATATTGGCATTCACAATGAAGCTTGTTGGGCAAGAAACATTGTTGAACAAAGTGGATCATATGACATTGGATCTCTGTTTCAGAGAAACTTTTTGCTGTTCACATCATGTCTGATTAAAACTGAATCTGTAAAAGACTTTGGTGGAATGAAGGAAATTCCACTAACACACACACATGAGTTTATTTTGAGAATGGCCTATAATGGTGTTGAATGTAGTGTTGTTCCTCATATTCTGCACACGCACACATTCAATAGGTCTGGTTCGTATCTCGATGGTTTGGTAGGCAATATAACTAAAGAAGAATTCAACTTCTGGAATGATGTTGCTCGTAAGGAGTATTTCTTTGTCGAGGATCGACACATTGAGTACAAACCAGAAGAAAAAGAAGAATAAAGTATACTTTGGAAAGCGTGAAGAAGAAGCAGTAGTAAAATATTTGCTTTCTGATCCTAATCCTGATGCTGAGTGGGAACGCTTATATAACATCGACGATGCTGAGCGGGAACGCCTGTTCAGCATCGTTATATATCCAGCTTTGGTTAGTTTGGCAGAGGGAATTATAAGAAGTTATAAAATTGGCAGAAACGACATGGATTTTGCAACATTGAGAGATGATGCATTGGGATTTTTACTTATAAAATTTACAAGATTTACTCCCGGTGGAAAAGGGAGAGCCTATTCTTATTATGGTACTGCTCTTAGAAGATATTTAATGCAAACCAGCAACAGACAAAACAAAAGAGATGGACAATATTCTGACATAGAAGAAATGACAGAAGATAGTAAATATTCCTATGAAATGTACTATTATATGGGTGTTGATGTTGATAGCATTACAATTGATAGACTGCAATTTATGATAGTTGAACTTGAATGGCTTATAGACAAAAACATTGACAACAAGAATTTTGTTAGAATTTCATCGACACTAATATACATATTGAAAAATTATTCTAATTTTACCATAACCAAAAAACATGAATTATACTATTTGCTGAGAGAATATACTGGATGTTCTACGAAAGAAATAACTTCATCAATGCACAAAATAAGAACAATTTACAAAATGGTAAGATCGGATTTTGACAATTTTATTTATTAATAAAGGAGAATGTCATGCCAAGAAAAACGTACGATTTGGACGTTGGTGATTCTAAACAATTAAATAATTTGTTAAAAACAATTTACAAGAATTTTAATGATGATAGAAAAAAAGCAATCGACATATACAACGCTTTGGTTGAAGATATTGATGAAAAGAATGATTTTGCTGTAGCTTTGCCAGCTCAATATTTGCGTATTGCAGTTGATTGTAATATGAAACTAATAAATCTGGCAAAAATGGTTTCTGCAATGAATTCTAATCCAGATGGAACATTACCAAAAGAAGGATATGATTTAGGAAATATGACTAATGACGACAAAAAAAGTGTCATTGATTTCATAGATGAGAAAACAAAGAGGGAGAAAAACAAAGAGGGAGAAAAGCAATGAGTCTTAGCGAGGACAGTATTACAAGAACAATTATAAATCAACTTGATGGAATAGGGATAGATTCTCGTGTAAATGGAAGTCCATCACACACAGCAAATCTTGTCAAAATTATAGTTAGCGCAATAATAAATGAAATAAGATCCAGTGCTATTGTTTCCACCACAGTTACAACTGCTGGTTCTGCTAGTTCGCATACTGGAACTGGAACAGGATCTATCACATGACATTAAGAGGATTATTGAGAGATAAATCCGGAAGAAGTTCATCTAGTGGAGACATAATATATCAGGGAAAAGTTGTTAAAATTGATGAATTAGATACTACAGGATCAATAACAGTAAGAATTCCAAACATCGATGATATTTTGCCAGATGATAATTTGCCTTTTTGTAGACCATTATTGTCTCCTCACATTTGGGTTAGACCAAATATTGGCGATGTTGTTCATATATTATCATCAAACACTATGATACCGGGATATTCAAGATTGTGGATTGGTCCAGTTGGAAAAGATTATGCTGAATTTAGTCATAAAAATGATATTGTCATTCACGGAAAAGGCAAATTGAAATTAAAGTTGTCTGTCGACGACGACAATGAAAACCCAAACATATTATTGAATGCTGGAGAAAGTTTTATTGATATTGATGATACTGAAAATTCAAGAAACATAGAAATTGGTTCTAATTTTATTTATTTAAGAAGTGATGAAGGAAGCAATTCAGATCATTCTGTTGTTTATGGAGAAGAATTGGTTGAAACATTGAGGTATATGATGGACATTATTAATACACACAAGCATCCTCCAAATGGTCCACCAATTCCAGATTTTATACCAGAAATGAAAAGAAGATCGAATAGTCTGATTGAAACAATTCTTTCTAAGAGAGTAAAAACAAATTAATGCCAACTGGAAGCACACACAATTCACTAAGTATTAAATTTCCGTTTGCACTAGCAACTGGTTCTGGCGTATTTGCGATGAATTATAAAACAATTGATATGTACAAATCAAATTTATATTCTTTATTAATGACAAAACGTGGCGAACGAGCCATGCAGCCAGATCTTGGATCTCCAATATACGATTATTTTTTTGAAAACATAGACAATGACACCATGAAATTTTTGGAGTCTGACATTAAGGGTTTGGTGGAAATTTGGCTACCAGAATTAACAATACACAATATTGTCATGAATCAAGATGAATCATCTCACAATTCTTTTTACTTAATTGTATCATTTTCTTTGAATGAAACACCAGAAGACATTGAAGAGATAAAATTGGAGGTTGGTTAAAATGGCTAATAGACCACAAATAAACTACTACAACAAAGATTTTGATTCCATAAAGGAAGAATTAACAAATTATCTAAAAAGATATTATCCTGACGTTTATTCTGATTTTGCTGAGGCATCCGTTGGAATGTCTTTGCTTGAAATACACGCGTATGTTGGCGACATGTTAAATTTCCACATAGAAAAAACATACAATGAATTGTTTATTGATACTGCTCAAAAACGCGAATCGATTTTAAAGATTGCAAAAAATCTTGGATATAAACCAAGAGGAAAACGATCTTCAATAACTATAGTTGAATTGTCAATTGATGTTCCTCTTGATGGATCAACTTACGATTCTGACTATTTATTTGCATTCGATTCTTGGATGAAATTAAAAACAGACACTTCAACACCAGTTTATTTTGAAATTCCGGAAATTGTTGATTTTGCGTCAGAATATGATGTCAATGGAAACAAAAACAGAACCATAAATCCAATATTTGATGACAACAATAGTGTTACAGGATATAAAATAACTAAATCAGTCACTGCTGTTGCTGGCGAAACCATCGTTGACACCTACACCGTACAAAATAGTGATGCAGTCCAATTTTGGACTTATAAAATAGACAGAGATGATGTTCTTGAAGTTGTCAGAGTGATAAACAACGCATTAGATGATCCTGCAAATTCTGATTGGCTGACCGACGACGATAATTGGTATGAAGTCGACGCTTTAGTATATGACAAAAAATTCATTGGTACAGATCCTGCTGATGCTGCCGTTGTAAAGAGAGGAAACTGGAAAACTGTTAGCAAGCGTTTTATGACAGAATATGACAAAGATAATCGTTTGAAATTTACATTTGGGTCTGGAACACAAAATTTCGATATGTATCAAAGCTGGTTGGACGGAAATATTGATTTAACGTTGTCTAAATTTTTAGACAATTCTGCCATGGGAGTCATACCAAATCCTGGACAGAAATTACATTTTAAATATAGAATTGGTGGTGGAATTATCAGCAATGTTCCATCAAAATCCATAGTGGTTATTGAAGAAAAGACAGTAAACACTGACATTTCTACTTTAAATTCATTGTCTGTTAATTCTGTTTTATCTTCGTTGGCAACAACAAACACAATTCCAGCCATTGGTGGAGCAGAACACGAAACCATAGATGAAATTAGACACAATGCAACTGCATGGTATTCATCTCAAGACAGATGTGTTACTTTAGACGACTATAAAGTAAAAGCATTGTCAATGCCAGCCAAATTTGGCTCTATTTTTAGAGTTCATCCAGCAAATGATTCTATTTCTTTCAACAAGACATTTTTATATGTTTTGGCTTTGGATTATCAAAATAAGGTTTCTATTGGTGGAACCAATGATTTGATATTGAATAATTTGGCAGAATATTTATCACATTATAGGCAAGTTGGAGACTTCATAGAAATAAAGAACGGAAATGTTATCAATATTGCCATTGATTTTACTGTTATGATTGATGGAGCATATAACAAAAAAGAAATAATAGCACAATGCATACTTTCCATAAAAGAGCATTTCAACATCAAAAATTGGGATATGAATCAAGCGATTTATATTTCTAAGATTATCGACATATTGCATGATATTCCTGGAGTTTTGTCTGTATCAAATATTGTTTTTAGCAACTTATATGGATCGTCTGACAACTACACATATAGTAACGATAAAATAGATTCAACATTTTTAAATGGAAACACAATTGTTCCACAAAACAACATAATATATGGAACTCCAACATCGATATTTGAGATTCGCTATCCAAACCATGACATAATAGGGAGAGTTGTCTAATGGGACGCTATAGAATTTATCCAGACAAAAACACAACAATAATGTCTAAATATCAAAGCCGAAATACTGGTTTAAATCCAGTGTCTGAGTTGTGGTATGGAAAATATGGAAGATCGAGACTTTTAATTGATTTTGATATGGATGAAATAAATCAGGTGTTTTCTGATGGCATCATTAATTCTGCTACAGTTTTGTCGTATAAGTTAGTTCTCACAGATTGTTCTCCAGTAGGATCTCCAACTCACAGATCTCCGAAAAATTTTTCGCTAGAAATTGCTGGTGTTGATCAAGATTGGCATGAGGGTGCTGGCTATGATTTTTTAAGAGCTTATTATGGTTCTGTTTTGCAAGACGACAATGCTAATTGGATTAAATCAACTGATGGTTTAAATTGGTCTGGCGGTTCTTATGACGAAGGATATTACTACACTGCAGTTACATTTGGCATAGGAAATGAAAATGTTGAGATTGATGTAACTGATTATGTTATGTCTGGATTGACTGGATCTGTTAGTCCATTTCACGGATTTTTGGTGAAATATTCTGGCAATACCGAAATGACATTTAGTAGTTCAACATCAACATCTGCATGGACGAAACAATTCTATACTAGACATACTCACACTATATATAAGCCGTATATAGAAATTGAATATGACGATTTTGTTGACGATGATAGATCACATATGATTTCTGGAATTACTAACACACTTTATCTTTATACTCAGATTGGTAGCAATCTGCAAGATGTATATAGTGCTGTTAGTTGTGCTGTTAAGAGTGGTAACGGACAAGTTATTTCATCAACAACACAATTGTCGATATCTGGTATTAATTCTGGAATTTATGGTGTTGATTTTAAACCAACTGGAATTGAAACTGGAATCACATTGTACGATCATTGGACTGTTGAACAAGTCAATAATGGAATTAGAGCAGAGTTCATAAACGAGTTTGTAGTTTCCTCTGCAACTTTTAATATCGGTGGTAGCATTTCATCTATTCCAAATCGATACGACATAAATATCCCACAAATGAAAACACAATATGAAATTGGTGATGACATATTCATGTGGTTGAGAATTAGACAACAATTTTCTACTGCAACAACAACACTAGACAACTTATATTACAAGGTTGTAAATGGCCCAAATGACTATACCATGATTGATTGGTCTAAAGTTTCAAAAACAAATGGTTTGAATTTTGTGCATTTTAATACAAGTTGGTTTTATACCGGAACAAATTATACAATAAAATTTAAAGACAATGGAAATGTCAGCAATATTGATTATGATGACGTATTTAATTTTGAAATTAGTTAAGGAGGGATTATGTACAAGCAAATTGCTCTTGGAGAAGGATCACATACGTTTTCGTTTCCGCTATACAATACAAAAGAATCATTTGTAGTTCCAACAGAATTTTTGTCTGAATCTGATCAAGAAGCAGATATTTCTAGGACTGTCTACTTAAGAGTTCCACAATCTGCCAATTATGTTGTGTTTTTGGTTGGTGTCGACGACAACAATATTAGTGGTATGGGCAAGTCTCCCGAAGGCTCTGATAGAATAGAAATTTCAAATGTCGACATGTCTGGTGGTCGCCAATATAACATATTTGCTGTTGGCTTATATAGAAAGTCTGGATGGGTATCCAGAACAGGAAATCATCTGCTTGATTATAGTGACACCACAAACAGAGCAATAATTAGTGGTGAGGCCGACAATTTCACATTCATAATTGCAGAAGATTTTGAGTTAGACGAGAGTTTGTGGTATACAAACAATGAAACTATATACAATCCAGATAATGACAATGGATATTTTTCTGTCTATCATTCGGCAGGAGGAAATCCAATGTTTCCCGGAGTGTGGTATGGAAGACGACCAAACACTAACTACACTCCATCTTCTTGGGGAAGACAAATAGAAGAATACTATAGTGCTGTAGAAGAGGGAAATTATGGAGATGGAGAGTTTAAGAAACCATATAAATTTGATGCTTTATTTCAAAATGATAGATTTATCAGATCATTTATAGAAAATTCATTTGTTGATCAGTGGTTTATGATGTCAAATTCGGTTTTATATTTGGAATCAAAGATTGAAAAGCACATGTCTAATTTTAATGTTGATCTTCGTGCAATTACTACCACACCAATAATTAGTAGGCACAATGCCTATAATGTTGGCAATAGTGATATTTCTATCATGGTTGGGTCTTCTGAACTTGTAGAACTTAGCAATTCTCAATTTACAAATGTTGGAAACAATGTATACAACATAACTGTTCCAGATTCCATGCTTGAATATGGAAATAACTCAATATCAATATCTGCAAAAGGACATGTTGGTTTTGTTGATCAAATGGTTGATTCGATTAACAATTTTAATAAATTGATTCAGTTAAAACAAGACGATGTTCTTAATGGTCTTGCAGTCAATAATGGTTTGAGCGGATATAAAATAGACATACAGATGTCAAACGGTAGAAGAATTAATGGATATGTAGTTTCTAGCAAAATTGAAAAAAATGGAGCATTTTTGCATGTTGCGTTTGGTTTTGATCAAATGTCAAATTTTGAAAACGCACAAGTCGTATTAACTAGAAATGTATTTGACGATGTATTTATTAGTGTTGAAGCTGTTAGATATGGTGTTGACGAGATAGCCAATGCAGATTTTGGAAAATTTGTAAAAAACAAAACTACTGGTGAATGCACCATATATGATGCAGACGGAAATATTTACAGGAGATTTTCTACTTATGTGAGGACAAATGATGATGGCGACGAACTCTTTGTGAGAGATCCACGATGAAAAGTTTGTTTGATAATTTCAGCGGCAATGTTGTTCCAGATGATTCGAATTCTTGTGCATCTGGAGCAATTGATTATTATGCAGAACAAAACAGTAACTACAACAACATCTATTTGAACGGTGGTGGAACCAATTCAGATCACGCTTGGTCATTAGAAGAATTATACGAACAATCTGCAATAACTACAGACAATCAGACAATAAATCAATTTGAATCGATAATTTTGCCAGTAAATACGAATGATGCAAAATTATTTTTGTATTTTTCTAATGTTCGATCATATGTTGACCAATCCATAACCAACATTGTCAATGAATTCCCGTTTGGAATGTCTGGAAAAGCTAGTTTTGCAATGTATAGTGGTGGGGCTAGAATAGAAGGATCAATGTCTTCTACCTACAATCCCAAACTTCATTCATTTCAGACAACTGGAAATGGAAAATATGATTTAACAGAATATTCTATTTCTACAGGATCGACTGGAACAAATGAAACGCTATCAAACCACGAACTATTAACAACTTCGACATATGCATTGTATGTTTCTGATGATTCGTGGTCTGCACATACACACAATCCACCATTCAAATTTTATGTCTTCCCATCTTCGTCTGCAGTTCAAAATTTCATATCAAAATTGGGCCAATACGAAATAGATCTTGTTGATGAATATAGAACCGTTAATGCTTGGCCTAGACACGATGATGGCATAAATCTAAAAATTGAGGGTGCTGAATACGATAGTTTTGTTGAGTCTGAAAAAAACAGATTAGCAACTGCAGACACCAGACACACAGATGTGTTGTGGAGAAATTATGTTCCTAGAGCATACAAACAATATGATGTTGACGATATTTTATACAACTTAATTTCAACATATTCTTCACAGTATGACGAAATTAAGTTATATGCAGATCATATTGGGCATGCACACACAATTGATTTTGAGGACTACGATCATGTTCCTGTTGATGTTATTGACTATCTTGCTCGTCAGTGGAGTTTATCTCTATACAATGATGTAAACACTAGTTCCTACGATAGTTATATCTTCAATTCTCACGAAGTTTATTATTCTGGATCAAGCAGAAAAATATCCGCGAAAGAACTTAATTTTGAAAAATGGCGTAGAATTCTTGCAAACATTGCTTGGATTTATAAGAAAAAGGGAACACGCCATGCATTTGATTTCCTGTTTAATCTTTATAATCTTCCAGACGATTTGGCATCGCTGGTTGAGTATATTGAAATTCCAGATGAATTAGCACATGACATAAGTGAAGATGGATGGCAATTAAGGCGTGACAACAATAAAGTTTTATATGTTGGTTCTGGATCAACTTCTGGTTATACTAATGATGAAGCAGCAAGTATTAAAAACTCTAGAGTTGTTGAGGTTGGGATATTCCCATCAGATGCAATTGAACATGATTTGTGGGAGTGGGCAGACAGTCTTCTTGGTCCAATCAATGGTATAACTTTGTCTGGAACTGGCTTGGCAATAGATGATTGGGAGAATTTTGTTTTAAACAAATTGATTCCAAGCTATGGCAGACTTGAACTGAGTTCATATGACACACTATCAAATATTTATGATGCTTATTTGGTTGGGGACAATAATCCACTAACTTATGACAAATTAGGACCATATATTGATTTTGTTGAACACTCCTATATTTGGATTGCACAACAATTTTTGCCAGTTTCTGTATATATGCGTGGTGTTGGTATTGTTTATAGAAACTTAATCTACAAACTTCCAAAATATAAATTGAATCCTTCTAAACAAGTAGATCTTCCTCCGCATCCAGAAATTGAGTTTACTGGCCAAACATTAAGTGCTGTTAAGAATACAAATGCCAACTATCAGTTCACTGACGTTATAACAATCAATGCAAGTGGTCAAACTGAAGGCAATGTTGAAATAGACAGCCAATATTCTGCCGAATCAAAAATAAGCACTATTATGACTGGGATCATGTACGATCCAACAACAGCGACAACTGATACCGAATCATTTATTAGTTATCCAGCCGAAGTTGCCAGTTTGACAAAAATATTGGCGATGGATACTTTTATTGCGCCAACCATGCGTCCTATTGGTTCTAATATTGGTGTTGATGACGTTATTAGTTATAGTGCAGGATCTATTATTACGAGTTTGGACCAAAAAATCGATTTAGTATTTACTGGATTCAATTTTACGGTTGTTGGTGGTGCTGGAACTGGAGTTGCTAGAGTAGAATTGTTTAGAAGATTGTCTGATGAAGAAAAATTTTCCATATCCAGCGTAGAATATGAATTTAACAATCATATTGAGAATATGGGGAATGGAATTGGTCGCTATTATTTTGACGATGTTAAAGATTTTAGTAATAATGTCGTGTTGGAATATAGTTCTAGCACAATTCACGATACTGTCGATGTTATTGCTGTTAATAGAGAAAGAAAATATGTTGACACATATCCAATATTTGGTGTGAAAGGTGAAGACAATCACATAAGCATAGTTCCAAACGATTTTAATTGGGTCAATCCCATACAAACGATCATAATAAGCAACAATAGTGACATAACAAATATTAGTAGTGATGATGGTTCATTTGATTGGTCCGTATATAGCGGAAACATAACTATTGGAGGATTTGATAGCACATATAATCAAGAAATATTGGTTGACAAAAATGAATATTGTTATAGGTGGAGAGCAGAACAACAATACACTGGACTTGGTTTAAATCTCATTTCTGATTATATAAGTGGAACTGTTGAATGTGTTGCTCAAGATTGGGATTATTTTGGCGCATATAATTCAAAATACTATGGAAGATATTTTATGTTTATCAAGGAGCCAAAACAGCCATTTTTGGTTGATAATCCAGACCACAATGTTGTTGATTTGTCCTTGTCTGCTGCTTCAAACACTGTACTATATAAGTGGAACGGAACTGGAGATGCAGACAGAATAGACATAGAATTTTATAAAACTGAAGCTAATTTTACTGGTGGAGCAACTATGGTTTCTGCCGTAGATGCGACACAAACATTTGTTACTGGTAATCCTTCTGTTTTAACATCTACTTATTATCTTCCCGAAAGAACAAAAGGAAACGCTTCCTATTATCATACTACACAAGCCACATTGGAAGCTGGAGAATGGTATTGGTGGAGAATTAAAAATATGAGAGGCAAAATCAACATGTTTGGATATGAGACATATGCTTATGTTGCGACTGGCCCAAAGTGTTTTTTAACTGGTGGTGGGGAGTCTGGAGTTGAACAGGGTGAGATTACTGCTGCTCCGTCTGGTAAGGGTGGTGCAACTCCTGCGTCCACATAATGTTTGCAATGCTATTTAATAGAGAAGAAGTTTACAAGGGAGAGTTTGACAATGCCGTTTTTATCCAAATCTGCAAGCACAACTGTTGTTGATATAAAACTGACAGCAAAGGGTAGAGAGTTATTGGCATCTGGAGAAGATTTTAAAATAACACAATTTGCTTTTGGTGATACAGAAATGAATTATTTGATTCCATTGAATGATGCTGGAGAAGAAACAGGATATACTGCTCGTACACAAACAAACATTCTTGGAGCATTATATGCTGATCAGCCAATAAAAAATAAGCTATATGTTTCTGGTGTTGTTCCAACTGGTACTCCTCAAGTGATTATTTCATCAGATGAAGTTAGCATTCCATTGAATGGATCAAAAGACATTAGTGCATATTCATTATGGTCACCAGCAACTGATGTTTATGATGAAGCCTATCGCTGGACAAATTTGGGACCGATGGAAGATAGATTTATGAAATTTGGCACATCAAATCAATCAAAGGTTTTGACCATTACTGCCAAAAGAAAAACGGGTTCAACTACTCTAAAAGTAGAAGGACAAACCACCGGAGCCTACAAACTAATTGCAATAGATTTTGGGAGTGAATAATGATAACTAGTGCAAGGTTTTCTATATCTCCAGAAGTTGGATATGCTCCACTTACAGTTCAAATCACTCCGAATATTACTTTCGATGTTGATGGTGAAGTTGATTTTTCTTATTTTTGGGATTTTGGTGATGGAACCACATCAATAGAAACAAATCCAGTCAAAACCTATAATTCTTTTGGAAGATATAATATAGTATTGAATTTGAATAATTCGGACAACAAACCATTAATTAGTCCGATTTCGAAAACTGCAATTGTTAATCAGCCAACAACTATTCAAACAGAAACTGAAACTGAAAGAACACAGCAACAGTCACTGCACACATTTAAAAGATTTGATGCAGACAGTGGATATGTTGCGATTGAAAATAGAACATATTCTGGTACGTCATTTGCGACATCATATCCTCTTCAATCAAGTGGCAATCTTGCTGCTACTGCTGATGGCTGGTCTTCGTGCTTGCTTACAACCGAACTTTCTGGAACCAATAAAGCATATTGCTATGGTCCTTCTGGTGCTGATGTTGATATTGGAGATTATATTGGAGTCATACATAATTTTGGAGGACAAATTACATATGCCAATATGATTGATTCTAATGATTCTGGATATAATATGACATTCTATAAAATTATTGCTGGTGCTGATGGGACTTCGAATAGTGGTTTGTGGACTTTTGATCGTAATCTTCCAGATTTTACCAATCATGCGGTAAAACCATCGGCAATATATGGGACAATATTTGTTAATGGTCATGGACATAAACATATAGAACAACACAACATACTTGATGGATATTGGGAAACAACAGCAAACAATCAATATATTGGCAATAATTGTAAGGGAAAAATTGGATCTATGAGTATGTTGGACACTGATACGTCCGACACAGAAAATTCAATGGTCTTCTTTGTTCCGAATTATGGAAATATGAATTTGGCAGAATCAATATATCCAAGCACATTCTACATGCATATTCCACATATTATGTGGCATGGAAATATGTCGCATAGAGCATCAAATGGAAATAGAGCAATTGGCTTGAAATTGTTTGATATTGGAGATAACACAGAAAAAGATGTTAAATCTGAATTTCCATATAGAAAACTAAGAACTGGACCAAATTCAACATATGACGAAGTTGGAAGAATTTATCATTCGCTAAAAATGGCTGTTATTACTGATCAAGAATTGTGTGCTTCCTTGACTTATAGCTCAAACAGAAGCTATACTCTTCCCGAACCTCAAATATTTTTGACTGAACATCATGAAGGATATAGTGGATGGGTTGGTACTGGACATGCATATTACGTCACATATAGATTGCGTGATGGAACTGCATCAGCTTATAATGGATCACAACAAACTCTACATTGCAGATATATTCAGGGTCCAATTCTGAACACAGATCCAACAAAATCATATAGTATGCAGCTTACGATGCCGTCGCATCCTTGGTATGCTATCGATTCTGAAACGCCGATTGGATATAGTGGTGCTGGCTATACCGCTCAATATCTCGATATTATGGTGGCAACTGGATCGACAACATCCAGTAAGCCAGTTGATGGTAGTTGGAAAATTGCAAAATCATATGATATTTCTCCGGGATCTACAACTGGTCAAATTTTAACTGCAACCAGCAACCTATTTATAACGTATACTGGCGATGGTGGAAATAGTTATTCTGCTGGAACTACTTACGAGTTGGATTTAGCACAGAGTGGAACAACTGACTTTACTATTGGTGGTGAATCAGTTGGTTTTGCAACTATGAGTGGAGCGTACACAAGTCATGCTCATAGATTTGTTGCATTCTGTACTGCAGCCAATAGTGAGTTTAACAACACCATGAACCCCACATATTCTGGTGGGTCAACTTACATTACATCTTGTGGACTATACAATGATGATTATGAGTTGTTGATGATTGGGAAATTGACAACGCCAATTGAAAAGAATTCAGAAAAATTCTTGACCATCAAAATGGAACTTGATTTCTAAGATTCTTAGTTAGGAGAGAAGAAATGGGATTTGTATCGTCTAGTTCAACCGTAGTTGTTGAAGCAAAATTAACATCGGCAGGAAGACGTTTGATGTCTGGTGTTGATGTTCCACCACATTGGGGATCACCAAATATAACAAAATTTGGGATTGGTGATTCTGATATCAATTATAGTGCAATTACGTCTGCTGGCAGCAATTTGTTAAATACAGGCTATGTCCCACAACCGGGAAAACATGCTCCTGTCATAAAATATAAAACATTGCAGTACGGCATAGTTGCTGGCAATGTTGGCGATGATCCTCTTGATCCAGACGATCCACCACCAATTGATCCACCACCGTCAGATCCACCAACCATTATGATTGATGGTCATGGTGGAGATTGGGTTACCATCGAATGGAATGCTGGTCTTGTTCGTAGTTTATCATACAACATATCAACGAATTGGCCACCGGGAGTTCAGTTTGATGAGCTGTATAGTTATGATTGGCATGCTGAAACTGACGAAGAACAAAATTTTTTGATGAGATATATGTTTGTTAGCCATACCGTCTCTGACAAATATACAACGATAACTTTAGCTTTACATCCAGAAGTCATATATCCGTTCAATCCGTCTAATGGAAAATCATTCATATTGTCTATTGAAGGACTGCAAAGTGGTGGAAACAAAGAATTGCCTTTCTGGATACACGGTCTATCATTTCCGGGATAGTGGAATTGTTTAACAGAGAACTTTAATTTGTAGGAGGTTTGAAATGGCTTATGATTTTTTCAAACATATAGAAAATGAGAATATCGACATATCCAGAACGGTTACTTTGTCTGATGAGGTAACATATTCTGGAGCTAGTGCCACAGCAGTTACGTGGACTGCTGCTTATTACGCTAATGGTGGTGGATCGTTTGGTGGGGCTGACGATTCAATGCGACATCTGTTTGTTTCATGTGGAGTTAATCCTGGAGCAGCAAATTATTCAAACATGTTGGATCCAAATGGTTCCAATAGTTGGTATCCGTCATCAAGTTATATTTTGGTTGGATCAATTGATACAGGTTTGATTTCAGACAAAATGCATGGTCCGTCAATCAAAATTGAACTGCCAACAGGAAGAACTGGCAGCAAAACTTATTATGGGGCATTATTTGCTGGTCCTCCATCGCAATTAGGACAAATATCCAAAGGTGAAAACTATTCACGAGAACGCGGTGGGCCG